TCTACACCAATATTAATAACAAAACCATCTCTAATTTTAATAGTGTCATTAATAATTCTATATTGTGAGAGATATGTTTTTAAATTATCTTTTAAACTAGTGGAAGGATTTTTTAATTTTTTATTATAATCGTAAGCTAAAACATATAAATTGGTAGATGATAATGATTCACCAGGAAGAAGATTTTCTAGTCTTTCAGGTTCAGCATATATCTTAGCTAAAGATCCATATTGAGATGGTAAACTTAAAGCTCTAACTAAATAGTCATCTTGGGTTACTGTTCTTAATTGAGTACCAAAAGCAGCTAAAGAGTTTTGTTTTATTTCTTCAGTAGTATCACCATCTGATCCTCCAGAAGCAGCTGTTGGGTTTTGGGCTGTAACTGAATTAATAATTTGAGTTTTTAAACCAGCATTAGTAGCGGCTGGGTTTGGTACAGATATGTTACTTGTATTAGATATACCACTAAATGAATTAGCTGGGATATTAGCTGTTACTCCACCTCCTGTTAAATATCTAATAGTTAGAGTAACATTAGAAGGAGCTATACCATATGTGCTTGTGTATAAGAAATTTGCTGGGTCATAAGCTGTGGTTAAGTAGTCATTTGTTGAAAAAAAGTTTCCAACATTATTTGGGTCAGGAATAATTTCTTCTTCAACATTAGATGTTGTAGTACCAGCTCCAAATTGAATTTGAAGAGTTGTTGGTGATGTAAATCGAGTAACAAATCGTCTAGGAGCTTTAAGAAGTTGTAATAAATAAGGAACTTCTTCAGCGTCTGACTTAGTATTTGTTATACTATCATAAACCATTTCTTGGGCCAGATATGGTACCTCATACCATTTATTCCTATTACTATCTGTCACCTCTAATATTCCTACTATATCAGCGTCATTTATTTCTACTGTTTGGAATCGTTGAGGAGCTCCAAAAGTAAAAGTAACTGTTTGTATATTAGCAGATATTGCTTTGCGAGTTTTTTTAAGTAAATAAAATTCTGGTTGGTTTGTAACAGTATCTATAGTTAAAATATTAACTTGTGTAGGATCTGAAGAGCTTGAAATGGTAAAATCTACTGTGTCTTGAATTATAAAATCTGTAGTTCCAGCTAAACTTGATTTTAAAATTGTGTTATTATTAATAAAAACAGTGTAATTATAATCTGGAATGAATCCTCCATCAGGAGTTGATAAAGAAGGGATTTGTTGGTATATATCAACATCAACTACAGCTACACCTGTTACTTTAGGTCTATAACCTAGCATATAAGCTAAAGTATAGAGATTATTCTGTTGGCGAGCAAATTGAATAAAGTTTTCTTGAATTTGATTATCAAGATAAAATGACATTACATCACCAACATATGCTGACATTTCAAGGAATAACATACCTGGAGATGAAGGAGAGAAATCATTATATGTTGATGGAAAATAAGTTTTAGTGTACTCAATAAGAGCATTTCTCAAATCACCAAAATCTTTATTTATATATTTTATATCTCTATTTTCAGCAGCCATATTTAGAATATTATTTGTATGTTTTGAGCTTCATTACCATAAATTGAATAAACAATATCCAATTGAATAGTATTTGTTTCATAAGTAGGAGTTAATGTTAAAGAAATAACATTTACACTAGGGAAATTATCTTTAATATCACTAGTGAGTTTCATTTCTAAAGCTCTTAAATTTGATTCTGTTATGTTTTCAAATATAAAAGCTCTTAAATTTGATCCAAAGTTAGGATTCAGAACACGTTCACCTTTATTGGTTAAAACATAATTGATTATATTTGATTTAATCTGTTCTGTAGTAGTATAAGTTGAATTAAATATTGAATTACCTGTTGAATATGTTGGGGATAGATTTTCTACATCTGGTTTACTCGAAACTGAGATTAAGGTATTATCAGTTGAAGTACTTGTCCCATTAAAAGGAATAGACACTCCAACAGCTACTCGCTTGTTTATATCTAAAGGATGTTTATTTGGTAATCTAATAGCCATTATTTAGTAGTCATTAATCCCATTATTTGATCTAAACTTACTTCACCACCAGGTAAACTTGAACCTTCACCTACTGTACTAATAGGAGGAGGAGTATAAGCAGGTTGAGCATGTGATGAATTAGCAGTTATAGTAGCATCAAATTCACCACCAATCATACTACGTAAATTACGTTTAATGTCTGGGTTTATGTGGGTTGTTATAGGTTTTGGAGAATAAGGAATAGGATTGGTATTCTCATTAACTACAGTTTTAGGAGAACGGACTGCTTCAAGAAGTATATCTTTGATTTCTTCTTGAATTGCTTCACGAACTGCTTCTTTAATTAACTTTTTTAAAAAATCTGTTTTCATATATATATAAATATTTAATTATTCAGCTGTTAAATTAGGATCTGAATCTATGATGAATTTTAGTTGATCAAGTAAAACTTGTGGGTCAGAAGCAAATGATGAATCTGTTTTTAATACAGGAACACCTTGTCTAGTTAAAGCTTGGGCAAAACGTTTTGGGTATTTACTAGTACTAGCTTCATCTAATTTAATTTCTAATTTAAATCCTTTATAAGTATTATCATCTCCAATAACCTCACTATTACTTATGCCTGTTGATGGGTTAACTAAAAGATTTAATTCATTATTAATTGTTTCAAAAGGCACATCTTGACTTTCAGAACACATCTGTATTAAAGCATCTAAAGAATTTAATAAACGTAATAAAATACCTAATACAGCTCCAAAAGCAGCCGCTGTTAATGTTAAAATATTGATAGCTATTTTAGCTTGTTTTAATAATTCTTTTAATTTGTCTTTACCTGAACCTACTGTTTCTATAACACCTGTTGTGAGTGGTGGTAACCCAAGAGGAGGTATACCTGTAGCTGGGTAGGGGATAAGTTCTATAACAGCAATACCAGCTTGAAGTCCAGTTATTATACTATTTGTAATTTGTAAACCTTTTTCAACTTTTTTAATTTTTGAGTAAATATTATTTATTTGTCTAACTAATTTATTTCTTTTTCTAATTAGTTCTAAAAGTTTATCTTGTCGAGGACAAAGAACTTGATCTTTTATATTAGCTAAAGGTATATTAGATATTACAGCTTGTAAAGCAACCATACCAAAAGGTACTAATAATTTTATTATAAAAGGTATAAGTTTCTTTTTAATCTCTTCTTTTCCAACATTTACAGTTAAAGCTACTTTTTGAGGACCAGGGATATCTTGTTTAGCTTTTTTTTCATTGTTTGATCTTTCTAGTTTTCTGATTTCAGCAGCTATAGGTTCTACAAATGCTCGAGTAGCAGCTAGAACTAATTCTCCTGGTTTAGGTGAGGGTAAAAGAGTTTTATTTATATTATAAAGAGTAGCTCCTTTATATTTAGGGTCTATAGCTTTATTATAATAATCAAATGCTTTTGTTTGAGCTGTACTTTGTTCATTACTAGAAAATTGTTTATCCCCAACAGTATAAACATACGGAGGTTCAGTATCTGGGGTTGAAATTTTTTTAGGTTCAGGTACACTATTTGGATATTCAGTTGATTTGAGATTAGCTAAAGGAATATTATTTGGTTTATAATCTTGTTTTATAAATAAAATTTTAACAGCTTTAATATCTATCTCAGTTTTAGCAAATACAAAAGACCATTCTCCGTTATTATTTGTTGTGACACTCTCAATTATAGGTTTAACAATTATAGGAGTATTAGAATTACCTTGATCTAGAGTATTTTCTACAGCAGTTGTTACAACAGTTGTTATATTTGTTCTAGGAACTTGGTTAAATGTAACTTTAACATTAGATATAGGATCTCCTTTTATATTTGTAACTTTTCCACTAACATATATTTTAGCATCAATTTGAGGAGAAACATTATTTATTGTGCTAGAACCACTAGTACCTGAACCACTATCATTAACTCCAATAGTTACAAGAGAGGCTATATCTGAAGGATTTGCAGGTAAATTAAATGGCATTAGATAGTTTTTACATTTTTAGATAATAAGATATTTAAGGAATCTTTTAAAATAGCTACTTGTCCTCCTAATATAGGGCCTTCTACATTTAAAGAAGCTACAGGAAAAGGACCAGCTACAGATGCACCCATAGCTTTAGATATACCATCTAAAGCATCTATTATACTAGATAAAGTTTGATAAAGATTTTCACCTAAAACCATAGATTGGAGTTCAGCTCCTACATATCCTTCAGTTCCTTCATTTAAACCTAAATGTATTTTAGGTGATACTAAAGTTATTTTACCTAAAGTACTAGTATTTATAGCTACTTGATTAGTTGTGTCTATGTTGATAGAGTTATTTGATACTAAATGAACTGATTTGTCAGCACTTAGAATAATATGATCACTTTCAGCATTAAAAATTAATCTACCTGAATTTAAAAGAATTTGTTTTCCACTATATAATTCAGGTATGGTTGGAGTTTCAGTTAACCCATCATATGACGCTATATTATCAGTTGATAATTCTAGAGGTATTTGTTGTGTTGAGGTTAAATAAATAGATGATTCATCAATATTTATATTTTCAACTGTTGGTACCCAAGGTTGAGAAGTATCTGTTTCACTAGATTGTCCATTTTTAATAATAGTAATAGGTGATCCATTTTTGCCTTCAAAAGACCAAGGATTAGCTAATTTAGCATTATTAACTGTTGATCCTAATCTTATAGAATTACCAAAACGTCCTTCATAAATTATATCTCCTTCATATGGTAAAAGAGGGCGATTATTTAAAACATTATTTTCATTAAAAGTTGAGCCTAATTCTATATCAGTATCTTGGTCTGTTATTCTTCTAACTGATCCTGCTTCAACTAATGGATATTCTTTGTTTTCTAATTCTGGGGTTGTATTAGTTGAAGGTACAGCATTATGTACCTGACTGTTCCAAACATTTATAGGGGGGAAATAATAAGCTGCTACATCTGAAGTATTTTCAGTTATATTAGGATCAGCTAAATATATTATTGGTACTAATTCATTTATTAAAGGATATTGTTTTATATTAGAGAATACAGGATAAGCTGGTATAAGTGGAATTTCTTCTTTTCTATTAGGTTGGGCTACAGGTTCAATAAAAATTGTTCCTATTCCATTCCATTGTCCAAATTCATCAAATCTAGGGTGAGAGCTATCTAATATAATATCTTTAACTCTACTAGAAAATATTTTATCTGAAGATGTTGGTGATTTAACATCTAATTTAGGAGCATTGTATTTAACAGTATTACCAAAACCATATTTTACATCTACACTCATTATTCACCTCCTTCTTTAAACTTATCTATTTCAGCTAATAATTGAGCTTTTTCTTCTTCAGAAATACCAAAACCGCCTTCAGTGGTCCCATTATTACTCATAATACGTTGAATGATAGTAGCCATTTTAATTAATTGTTCATCATTTTTAACACTTATTTCTAAATATTCTTTAATTAAAGGAACAATTAAAGTAGCATCTCCTATCTCATTCACTAATGGTTTTAGTTCTGATATAAGAGCGGAGATTTGTTTTTCTTTTTTCTTTTGATTATTATATATCTTCTCTAGTATATCAGAAAATTTTTTACCACCAAATACAATATTATCTAAACCATTCATGATGTTTATTTACCCATAAATATGATTATGGAAAATTTGTATAACCATTTTCTAAATAGAAATAATAGTGTTCTTTAAATACATCGTAAAGTCTATTTGCTATTTTAGTGATTTTAGGTGTTTTAGCATCAATTATTTCTCGGATGTAGATATATAATGCTTTTTTATTAAAGATTTCTATACTTTCTCTTTTACGAAATAATTCTAAAATTGCATCTGCTATTTTAGCATCATCATTCTTTGGGAATAGTTTATAAATATTTGATGAACAATACTCTACATATTGATCCATAAACATATTTAACTTTTGATTAGCAGGAGTATCATCAATATTGTAACTATGTCTCTCATCTGATTCTAGTTCTTCAACAGGTGCTTTATCTACTCGTTTTTTATAATTTTTAGTATTAGAAATTATTAAATAACGTTTAGCAATAGTTCCGAAATATGAATATGCTTTAGCTCCTTTTTCTGGGTTGAATAAATGGATTTTGGATAGTAGAAATGAAATTACTTCATGTTGTAAATCCTCAATATTACTTACCTCAGTATAGTAAAACTTAAAAGTATGGATAATATTTTCTGTTAATTTAAAAAAAGCATAATGGATACGTTCACGATAAATTTTACTTCTTAAATCAAAATCTAAAGTATTATTATACT